CTCTTATTAGCCCGCGATTTCACAGCACGCGGCCGCTGACCCTTAGGTTTGTTGTTGTTAACCAACTTCATCCGATGTATTGGATCCATCTCGGATAGATGGACTGTTCATCACATAGTTACGTGATAATCACGGTAAATCCGTGCAGTCTCTCGACATTCCGGGACCAGAGTATGGCCCCTTAGTACGTAAATGTTTACATCACACTCGGCCTAAGACCTAAGTAGAAAACGTTTTGGATATTCAAACTATGTGACCCAATGGCAGTTTAAAGACCTGCTGGTCTAAAGTTTGAAGATGTACTCCGGGTCAAGCGAAGCAGAGAGAATTATATTCTTCTCTGTTAACCATCGCTTCCAGTCTTCTAAAACAGAAGACATCCTCGGATGAAGTATGACATTATAAAAAGTGTCATAATCCGAGTAGTACATCCTCAAAACTGAAGTAAAATATTCATTTCGGTATTGTGAGAAAGATTTCAGACTACCGTCGAAATCTAGGAATTTAACGTCTCCCGTGACGGAACCGTGCAGCTTAACGTCCTGCATGACGCTCACAATAAGTGGATAACAACCAACCTGAAGCTGTTATATTTTAACTGATCGAGCATTTGGGCCATATTCAATAAAGCCCAATCTAGTTGCTCTCTTTGAAGCCTTACTCTTAATAGAGACAGCATCAACTTCGTAAAATTTCTCTGTTGCACGTGGTTTCATCCACGGAACAGCTTGTAAAGTATCCAAGGATTCCAACTCATAGCCAGGTAATGGCCGTTGAGTTGTCCGAGGTGCAGTGCTAGTCATAAGGCTAGCAGCTACAATACGATGTACGGGTTTAATTTGGTATTTCCAACCAACAGGTGGAACTATACCCATACCTCCCACAGAAAGGGGGGTAAAGAGATTCCTTGTAAAAAGGGAAGTACTCTTTTTATATTTTAAAACCGCGGTACATTCTTGACGTAACTTTAAAGAGTTATCGTTGATAAAATTTCGAAGAAGATGACACTGTCTACCAGGCAAAGAGCCATCGAGTAAGACATTC